TATTGAAATCTATAAGAAAAGAGATGATAAACGTGAGATTGAAGAAGCCGGTGGTGATAGTAGCAGCAGAAACGTACAGCGTGGAACTAAGGATCTAATGCAGGCCATCCAACAGGGTATTAACCAAGCAGACATTGAAGACATTGAAGATATAGAAACCGAAGACTAATTTATGAGCGATTACGTAGGAGATAATAAATGGATCCCAAAAGGAGAATCTGATGTAGAATCTGACAGAATTGTCTGGTCTACAAAACAGATTAACGATCTTCTTTTAGCTCTTGACCAGGGGTATCGACCTAAGGTTAAGATGCCTTTTTATGAAGGTAAACAATTTCTAAGACGTGGTAATGTTGTCTTTGAATATACTGATGCTGAAGTAGCAGAACTTGCTAGATGTGCCACAGATATTGTTTACTTTGCAGAGAAGTATGCTGTTGTAATGACAGATGATGGAATTAAGAACGTTAAATTACGTGAATATCAAAAACGCATGCTGCGTAATTTCCAACACGAACGCTTTAATATAGTACTCGCGTCGCGTCAGATGGGTAAGACAATTACAGCATCAATCTATAATGCATGGTACTTAATCTTTAATACAGATAAGAATACGCTAATCCTAGCAAACAAGTCAGATACAACAAAGGAGATTATTGATAAGACTAAGGTTGTAATTGAGAACCTGCCATTCTTCATGAAGCCAGGTATCATCAAGTATGATGTCTTAAACGTAAGATGTGATAACGGTTGTCGTCTAGTAGGACAGTCAACCACTGCAAAATCAGGTATTGGTTTTACAATTCATAATCTATTCTTAGATGAGTTTGCACATATTCATCCAGCGATCGTAGATGTGTTCTATGAAAACGTCTATCCGACACTATCTTCATCTAAGGTCTCGAGAATTACAATTACATCAACGCCAAATGGCTTTAATAAATTTTACCAGATCTATCAAGCTGCAGAAAAAGGTGAAAATGAGTATAATGCAATGCGCATTGACTGGTGGGAACACCCGGATAGAGATGATGAATGGTATGAAAGAGAGCTTGCAAACCTAGGTTCAATTGAGGCATTTAACAGACAGTACGGCAATGAGTTCGTGAGCTCTTCTAATCTGCTTTTAGATCCTGTCGATCTAAAGAAAATGCGTAAGAATAAGAAAAAATACGTCAACCGAGAACTGGATCAATTTGAAGATATTAGCATTGATGTAAAAGAGGCTTTAGAATTCCACCCGGAATTTGATGTTGAGATGTGCAGAACTGAAGATCGATACTGGCTCTTTACGGTAGATATAGCTGAAGGTAACGGCGGTGACTTCTCTGTAATCAATATCTTTGAAGTAATACCAATGGATAAAAAGGAGATTAACAATGTGAATACACCAGGTGCGATGTATGACTTTTTTAAACTAGAACAAGTTGGACGTTTTAGAAGTAATGAGCATGTGATCGAAGATTTTGCCAAGATATTATACACAATTGCAATCGATGTATTCTACAGTGAGAACGTAAAATTAATCGTAGAGTACAATACTTACGGTACGGTTCTTTTCCAATACTTAAGAACTATATTCCCACAAAGAAATGAATTTGATGATGAGATGGTGGTAAGATTTAAACACAGACATGATTCAAAAACATTAAAACCAGGTATTAAACTAAAGTCAGATAATAAAGCAATCTTCTGTCAGAATTTTGCCAAGCTCTATAAAAACAATAGAATAAATATAACAGACGAAGAAACAGTAAATGAAGCAAGTCTGTTTGGTAAAGGTCGTAACGGTGGTTACGCAGCACAAATGGGACATGATGACATCATCATTACAGCTATTACAGCTACTGAATTTTTAAACACAACAGACTATGCAGACTATATTGAAGAACTACTTGATATAATAGATGAAGACCTACATGAAGAAATGGAAAGAGTACTCTATCGAGATACAGACACTCAAGGAGATCTTCAATACGATATTTACGACCTATTAAAGTAAAAAAGAAAATATAGCACAGATATATAAACAAAGAATCTAAAAAAAAGAACAAATAACAATGGCATTAAGTCCTCAATTACAACAGTTCAAAAGCTCAGGCGTATACCGTCTAGAGTTTGACAAATCACAGACGGTTAATATTCCATCTGAGACTATTAGACTAGTTGTTGGTCGCTCTAAGAAAGGGCCTTACAACACACCAGTTCTAATTGAAGATACCGAACAATTCGTACAAGTTTTCGGAGGTATTGACAAGTCTCTAGAAAGAAAAGGAATGTTCTTCCACAGATCAGCACTTGAAGCACTTTCAAGAGGCCCGATCTTGGCGTTGAACCTAACTGCAAAAGACGAAAACGATCTAATCAATGGCGTTTCTCCAGTAACTGCTGGTGGCGATCAAGGTCTAACAGCTGCAACTCTAACAGATGAGTTTAGCAAGGCTTTCGATACCGGTAAATTCTGGGCACCAAACGATGAGAAAGTATTAGCACTAGCTGGTAATACTGAAGCGTCTTCAACCAACGCACTTACTTTCGTAAACATTAAACAAACACCAATCACTCTTATTGTAAGACAAGCTGCAAATACTGATGGCTTTAACGTTACAGCTAGAGAATGGTATGGTGAAGGTGAAGTACCAGAAGGTGTAGATCCACTAGAATACGTATCAGACTACATGGTAGATGTATTAGTATTCAAAGGTAAATTTGACGCAACTGAATTAAACAACGATCCAACTTACGGTGCAATGTTTACTAGCGATGGTCTTAGAAAAGATCTTCTATCTAACTTTACAGCACTAAGAGAAGTTGAATTACTAGCTCAGTATACTGGTTCAATGATTCCAGAATTCTTAGACAACGAAGGTCGTCAACTTTACATCGAGACATTAATTAACAATGAGGCTAGAAGAACTGGTCTTTTCTGTGCAGTTAATGAAGATGCGATTGGCGCAATCGATATGATTGGTAAAGACTTTAATATCTACCAAGACTATGAGTTACTATCACACTTAGTAGTACAAGAAGACGTAAATAACGGTATTGTATTAACAGATGGTTCTACTTATGGTAGAATCGTTGAAATCACTCCAGCCGGTGATATGATTATCAGAGGTATTACAGCTCCTCAACTTGCATTAATTGGTGTTGAAGCAGGTGAGTGGTTATACTCAGAAATCGCAGGCGAATATGTACAAATCGGTACTGTTTCTCCCAATGGATCTGATTCTACAATTACAATTGAAGGTAGCGCAGCACCAAGCAAATCAGTTTATGAAAACTTTAGCGCTGTAAGCACTCCAGCTGCATTTAACTCAGCTGTATTAAGTGTTAACAACGACGGTGAGTTGGAAATAACAGCAGCTGGTGTATCAGCATCTTGGACTGCTAACAATGTAGACAGTACTACATTCTTACCTTCAGAAAATTTAGGTGAGTATGTAAAAATTGCTAACATCGACACAGCAGATCCTAATAAAGTTGTAATCTCACCAGATGGAAACGATGGCTTCTCAGCTTCAGTTTTTTCTGGACAGACTGCAGTTGCATTAACATCTTACTCAAGAGCTGTAACAGGTGATACTCTTAACAACCCATTTAACGTAGTAACAATTGGTGCAAACGCAAGAACAGCTGAATTCCCAACTGGATGGTCTTTCTTAGATAAAGGAGCAGGTATCTTCACAATGTCTAAGCTAGTTGTAGCAGGCGGTGCTGAACCAGCATTCAACCCGAACTACAACCCATTAGATCCAGATAGCGAGATGATGCATATCAAAGTTGGTATGTACTTACCAACAAATGCAGACCAAGGTGATCTAGCTAGAATTAAGCAAATTAAGAAGTTAACACCAACAGTTGACGGCAACGGAGATACAACTTACACATTTGAGTTTATCTGCCATAGAAACATGTCAGTTGAGCCAGAGTATGCTCTTAGATCATACGAAGAAGCAACTGAAGTTTACAAGATGTTCCCAATTGAAGGTGCAACTCAAACGGATAAGACAATTGCAGAGCTTTTAACAATGTTAAAGCCTGGTAACGGTCTTTCTAACACTCTAATTGACAAAGACGCAATTGACTTTAGATACGTTGTAGATACATTCGGCTCATTAGAAGCTGGTAGTATCTTAAACAAAGAAGAAATTGCTCAACTTTGTAAAGATAGACAAAATGCAAGTGCAATCTTGAATGCACCGATGGTAAAAGAGCTTAAAGCTTCTACTAATCCTTCATTCATGAATGAAATCACTGGCGAATTTGAAACAAGATATGTTGGAACAAGCGGTAACTTAAATCTTAACCCAACCGCTCTATACACTCTACCTTCACTTAACGAGGGTGCAAACTTTGCATTCTACTACGGTCCAGGTCTAAATGTACTAGAGAACGGAAGAACTAAGGTAATTCCACCAGCAGCTTACGTATCAAACAACTACATCGATAAGTATTCTGACGCTCTACCATGGTCAATCGTGGCAGGTCCAAGAAGAGGTGTTGTAGGTGGTACTGGCGTACAAGGTGTTGAATTTTCGTTCGACAAGAATGACAGAGACGTACTTGAGCCATTCGGTTATAACCCAATCGTATTCGAAAGAGGTGTTGGTATTGTAATCAAAGGTAACAAGACTGCTCAACAGTCAATCCAGTCAGCACTTTCATCAGCTCACGTAAGAGAAGCAATGATCTACATTGAAGATGGTCTAGCTGCAATCCTACAAAACTACTTGTTCGAGTTTAACAACGCACAGACAAGATTAGAGATTCAAACTCTAGCCGATAACTTTATGGAATCAGTGAAGAAAGATGGTGGTGTATATGACTACAGAAACATCATGGACACTACAAACAACACTAATGAAGTAATCGACAACAACGTGGGTATCTTAGATACATACGTTGAACCAGTTAAAGGTCTTGAAATTCTTGTATCACGTGTTACTATCTTGAACACTGGTGAAATTGCAACAGGAAACTTTGCATAAGAAACAAAAGATATATAAAATAAAACAAAGATAAAAATGGCTTTACCACATTATTCAGAAGATCAAACCAGCAAGAAAGGTAAGCAGTTTGAACCAGTACAGGCTAACCTGTTTGAGGTAACAATTCTACCTCCAGCAAACGTATCAGGTCAATCACTGTTATTACAACATGTAAACTCAATCTCAGGTTTGGAAGCTCTTCATAGAGAGGTTGCAGCAGTCGAGCAAAAGTATAAGTTCTCAACTAGATCTTATGCTGGTATGCCTGATGGAACTGCAATTGACGTAACAGTTAACTTTACGTTGAACCTAAACGATTCAAATCAAGCTTACTTGTATAAGACCATGAGACAATGGTACAGAAATGCATACAATCCAGAAACTGGTGAAATGGGCTTGAAAAAGAATTATGTAGGTACTATTGTAATAGTTCAATTTAACAGAGAAGGTGACATCTACAGAAAGGTAACACTTGATGATTGTTTTATCACATCAGGTCTAGGTTTCACTGGAGAATTAAGCTACGAATCAGCAGATCCACAGGCTCTAGAAGTTACTTGGAGAAGTGATGTATTCGCAGAAGAATTAAACTAATAGAGTTTTAAGACAAGTCAGAGAGAGACTTTAAAGTCTCTCTCTTTTTTTGAACTTGAAACATATTACAATACCAACATAATATACTATGAACAACCATAAACTTACAAAGAAGTTGCAGGTACTTTTAACAGAAGATGAGGTTAATCAGGTCAACAGGATTATACTGAATGACGCTTTAGAAAATGAGGAAAGACCCGTTTCTATCAGTGCGTTCATACGTATTTTAATTCAAAGAGAACTGAATAAACGCTCAACTGAAGAAAAAACAACTATAAAACAAAATCTTAAAAACTTAAAAGATAAGTAACATGATAGAAGATAACAAAAACATGAACAAAGAGGATCTTGCAAAAAAGTTAGATGCTATGGATCGCGGAGTTAACACCAACGCACATGAGTCTGTTTCTAACGAGGCAGATGCTATGGAAAGTATCGTAGATGCACAAGGTCTAGGCAGAGTTGATATGAGCAACTTTGGACCGGCTACGCCAGAAAGGTCTGATAATATTTTAGGTTGGCATGATGTCAATCTAGCAGATCTACCTTCAAAGGGTAAATTCTACCCGGCAGATTTAAGAATGCAGATTCGATCAGCAAAAGCAGCAGAAATTAGACACTTCTCAACTATGGACGAGGCTAACTACCTTGACATGGAAGAGAAACTAAACTCAATTATCGAATCTTGTTGTAAGCTTGAATCAGGCACTAGAAGACTCTCGTATAAAGACGTTCTTGAAGAGGATAGAATTATTCTACTTCTTAAAGTAAGAGATTTGACCTTCCCAGAACCTGAGAATAAAATTATTCTTAAAGGAAAGATGGCCGAATCTAACAAGCCTGTTGAAATAGAACTTTCAACCAGGTACATGGTATCTAATGAAGTGCCAGAAGAGATTGAGAAATACTATTCTACACAAGAGCGTACTTATGTAATTAAGACAAAATCAGCAGGTACTGTTAAAATGCATCCACCAACAATTGGTGTTATGCAAGAGATAACTAAATACCTTAAAGATCGACAAGAAAAAGGTGCCGAGTATGACAAAGCATTTATTCAGGTTCTACCTTACTTAATCAGTGACTGGAGAGCATTAAACCTTAAGAAGATCTTTGAACTAGAGATTGAGTACAAAGGCTGGGATGAAAGAAAATTCATGGTGGTCTACCGTTTGGCAGAACGCATGAAGATAGGTATTGAAACTACACTTGAGAAAGAAATTGACGGGGAGGTCGCGAAAGCCCCTCTTAACTTCCCAGGTGGCATCAAAAGTCTTTTCATTATTTCAGATCTCGCTGGAGAACTACTTTAAGACTAAGTTCTACCTGGGCTTACACCTTAGACTCCAGCCTTCTGAGATTGAAGACCTTTACTACTATGAGTATTGGTACTACGTTAAAAATCTTCAGGAGTATTTAAAGGCTAAGAATAAACAAACCGAGGACCAACAAGAACAGGCGAATGCTAGAACAAGCAATTACAAAACGCCTAAGATGCCTAAGGTCCCAAATCTAAAGACGCCTAGTCTTAAGATGCCAAGACTATAAAGATATATAGATAAAGCATCAACAAAAAAAGACTTAGTCTCTAAGTGAATTTAAACTTTTTAAAAAGTGCATTCGACAGAATCGGATCACAATCTAAACAACTAGAGCAGATAGCAGCGGCAAGTGAAACAACTGCCGCTGCTGTTACTGCTGGTGGCGTCTTATACACTAAGGTAGATGAGATGGTTGTACTTCTGCGTCAGATTGCAGAGAACGGCATGGCCTCATCAAAAGAGGCTCTAAAAGACGCTAAAGTGTTGGGTCTAGTTGGTAAAGCGATGGAGCCTTTAGGTAAAGGTTTTCAACTTTTAGTTGCCGCACTTAATGAATTACCAAATGCAGATGAAGCGACCAGGAAGATGGATGCTCTTGTTGGCGGCCTAGTTAAATTAGGAGACGTTGGTAAATCAATCTTACAATTTGCAGGCTATATGGCTTTAGCAGCACCCTTGTTGCTTTTAGCTGCAATAGCCAGCCCACTTGCACTAATCAGCCTCTTCTTTATTACAAAAGGTCTAGAGTTAGTCAATAATAAAGTTGACAAGGAGAGTTTAGAAAAAATGGCTATGCTTGGCGATGTTGGCAAATCAATCTTATTACTTGGCGGCTCTTTAGCACTATTTGGTCTAATTGGACCATTAGCTATTACAGGTGCTTTATTTGCAGGAATTTCACTCTTATTAATCGGAGGTACCTTTGCGCTTTTAAATAAAATTGGGTTAGATGGTGAAGAGATGCAGAAGAAAGGTGAAGCCCTTACGAAAATAGGTATAAGTCTTTTAGCACTTGGTGGCACTCTAGCACTAATCGGTGCATTAAGCGGACTAGTACTTAAAGGTGCTTTAGTTGCAGGCCTTTCAGTTTTAATGATCGGAGGTACCTTTGCGCTTTTAAATAAAATGAATTTAGATAATGAAGAGCTAGTAGCTAAAGGTGAAGCCCTTACGAAAATAGGTATAGGTTTATTAGCACTTGGTGGCACTCTAGCACTAATCGGTGCATTAAGCGGACTAGTACTTAAAGGTGCTTTAGTTGCAGGCCTTTCAGTTTTAATGATCGGAGGTACCTTTGCGCTTTTAAATAAAATTGGGTTAGATGGTGAAGAGATGCAGAAGAAAGGTGAAGCCCTTACGAAAATAGGTATAAGTTTACTAGTACTTGGCGGATCTCTCGCATTGATCGGAGCATTAGGTGGACTAGTACTTAAAGGTGCTTTAGTTGCAGGTCTTGCAGTTTTAATGATCGGAGGTACCTTTGCGCTTTTAAATAAAATGAATTTAGATAATGAAGAGCTAGAGGCTAAAGGAAAAGCCCTTACGAAAATAGGTATAAGTTTATTAGCATTCGGCGCCCCTTTAGCACTACTTGGTGTATTAAGCGGACTAGTACTTAAAGGTGCTTTAGTTGCAGGTCTTGCAGTTTTAATGATCGGAGGTACCTTTGCGCTTTTAAATAAAATTGGGTTAGATGGTGAAGAGATGCAGAAGAAAGGTGAAGCCCTTACGAAAATAGGTATAAGTTTACTAGTACTTGGCGGATCTCTCGCACTATTTGGTCTAATTGGACCATTAGCTATTAAAGGTGCTTTATTTGCAGGAATTTCACTTTTAATAATCGGAGGTACCTTTGCGCTTTTAAATAAAATGAATTTAGATGACAAAGAGCTAGAGGCTAAAGGAAAAGCCCTTACGAAAATAGGTATAGGTTTATTAGCACTTGGTGGCTCTTTGGCACTAATTGGTTTATTTGGAGGTCTAGTACTTAAAGGAGCATTAGTAGCTTCAATTGCAGTTTTAGCAATTGGTGGTGTATTCTGGGTTTTAGACAAGATGAAAGTAATTGATAAGATGGAAGACGGTGCTAAAGGTTTAGCAATGACAGCTCTTTCAATATTAGCACTTGGTATATCTCTTGCTTTATTTGATCTAGTTGCACCAGAACCTAAAAAGATACTACAGATCGGAGCAGTTATTGCGGGTACTGCAGTTGCATTTGGTATAATAGGAATATTTGGCGATACTATTCTTAAAGGAGCCAAAGCTATGGGCTTTGTTGCTCTTTCAATTTTAGCATTAGGTCTTTCACTCTACTTATTTGATATGTTAGTCCCTGGCGATATTCTATCATGGGATACGTTAAAAGCTTTTGTAGTGGTTGGTGCTTTAGGTGCTGGCTTTTATCTAGCAGGTAAAGGCGCTTCAACAATAGCAAAAGGTGCATTAGCAATGTTAATTGCAGGTGTGGCACTAATTGTAATAGGTTTAGGCGTTAAGGTATTGGACTCTGCACTACCTAAAGAAAATACATGGGAGCGTATTGGTCAGATGGGAGCCGTTATTGGTGGCTTAGGTGTTGCAATGGCTCTAGCAGGAGCTAGTGGCGGCTTAATTGCACTTGGTGCACTTCAAATGATTGTCGCAGGAATTTCTTTGATCGTTATTGCAGGTGGTGTTGCAGCATTAGACGCTGCATTACCTAAAAAGGACACATGGGAACGTATTGGCCAGATGGGAGCTGTTATCGGTGGCCTTGCTGTTGCAATGGCTGCTGCTGGTGTAGCTTCACCTTTTATTTTACTTGGTTCTGCTGCAATGTTAGTAGCAGGAGTTGCTGTGATGGTTATCGCAGGCGGAGTTGCAATTTTATCAGCACTACCTGCTAAAAAACTATTTAGCAAAGGTGGTCTATTTGGGGATTCAGGCCAAACAGGATTCTTTGGTGGCGTGAAGTCTAACTTTGAGGTTATGATGGATGCCATTGCAGATGGAGTTGCAGTGAATCCAATCACAGCAGCAGGAATGTTGTTAGGTAGCGCCGCGTTTATTACAGCTGGTGTTGCTCTACTATCAATTGGTAAGGGTATTGCAGAGTTTCAAAAGGTTGCTGAGAAGGCAGATCTTAAAAGTTTAAAGACTAATGTTAATGAAATAGTATCTAGTCTAGCAGAAACATTTGGTACGATAGGTACTCTATATCCAGGTGGGGCTGCTGGCTTATTTAGTGGCGGTTCTGCAGTTGCTCAAGGAATAGCTGCAACAATGGGTATGGGTAGAGCCTTAACCGGTATCGCACGAGGTATGCAGGCAATGGCTAATCTACAGTTTCCAACTAAATTTGATAAAGAGGGCAACCCGATTGAGTTTGAGTCAATGGACTCTGATGCTCCAGCTAGAGTTGCAACTAATGCTGCAATGATTACTGGTGTTTTAGCTACAGTCTTTGGTAAGATTGGTGAGCGTTTCCCAGGTGGTAAGGCTAGTCTATTCTCTTCTATCTTTGGTAGTGGTAAACAATCAGCAGTTGCAGATGGTATTTCATCAGTAATGGGCATGGGTGATGCTTTAACCGGTATTGCACTAGGTGTTCAGGCGATGGCAGATCTTAAGTTCCCGACAGCATATGATAAGAATGGTAAGCCAATTGCATTTGAGAGTGTAAATATATCTGATAAAATTAAACAGGTTGCTAGTAACGTAAATCTAATTCTATTAGGTGAAGATGGTGTTAGTGGTCTTGTTGGAACATTTACAAACGTTGGTAAGGCAAACGGTCCGGACAAAGGCTTGTTTACAAGTACTGATTACGAAAAGGGTGTAGAGATGATTCAGAACGTTGGTACTCCTCTGCTAAACTTAGCGGAAGGTGTACAGATGATGGCTAATCTTAGGTTTCCGACTAAATATGACAAAGATGGTAAGGCGATTGCTTTTACAGATGCCAAGGGCATACCAGCTAAACTTAAACAGGTTGAGAATAACGTTAAGATGATCCTATTAGGTAAAGACGGTAAAAGCGGTCTAGTAGGTATCTTTAAGAGCCTTGGTGCTGAAGATGACAGTGGCTGGTTCTCATCGTCTACGATTGAGAGAGGCGCAGAAATCGCTAAGATGATCTCAGAACCAATCAAGAATATTGCTGATGCAGCAAGTAAATTGATGGAAGGTAACTGGGATGCAACAGATGCAGCTAACAAGATAAAAATATTGATCGGTGCATTAACATCAGGTAACGACACAGATCCTAAGTTATTAGACACTAAAAGGTGGCTTTGGATTAGATCCGGTGAAGCCTACGAGAAGATGGGTCAGAGTATTCCATCAATTATTAACGCATTAAATACAGTTAAACCGGAAGGCGCAACGGCATTTAGAAATGCATTCTGGGGAGTAGTTGATGCAAAAGATCCAGCAGCAGGTTATGCAGCTCAGGGTTATGCATGGACTAGAATTGGTGACGCAATGCCTAAAATTGGTGACGGTATGGAGGTTACTGCCGGAGCTATTAATAGCATGGACCTTAAAAAGCTTACTGAAGCTAGAACTATGTTTGAAGCACTTGCTACACTAACACATGGCGGTGATGCTAACAATATTCTTTCTAAAATGGGAGACTCTCTAGAAACAGCACTTCAAAACTTAGCAGAAATGTTAAACAACTTTAAAGATACTGTTGAAGAGGGTAATGTTGGTCAACAAGGCGCTTTAGGAGCAGTTAGCTCTGCAGTAAGTAGTCTAAAACAGATCGTTGCACCGGCAGCTACTCGAAGAACAACAGCTCAAACCACGGCAGCACCTCAGAACAATATTGATATGAGTGGTGTTGTTAGAGCAATTGAAGATCTAGAGAACGTCCTAGTTCAACAAGGAGTTAGGGTTCGCACGATCTAAACAATATTAGAGCTATTCATATAAGAGATAAAGAACTTATATGATAACTACAACACTTTCACATTACGATTCATCTACGATTAAATCAGCTGCTTATAACATTAAGCATAAAACGTTGACAGTTCATTTTAATCACGCTTCATATATTTACAACGATGTTGAACTTGCAGATTGGAATCTTTTCAATATGGCAGACTCACAAGGCAGAGCCTTGAACGAGATTATTAAGCCTAACTATGAATTTGAGAAAATACAAGAGACTGTATAATGGAACTAGGACATAACAATAAGAATGTGCTGGTCAAGGTTTCTTGTCCGGCATTAGGCGACACTCTGTGCTCAACACCTACTATTAAAAAGGTAGCACTTGCATATGGCCATAAAGTTGATGTAATGACACACAGGCCAGAGATCTTTAAGAATAGTCCTTATGTAGACAATATTATTCCTTATAATGAAGAATGGCCGGGTGAATATAAAGAGATCTTTGAGACATATAACCAGTGGCTGAAGACTAATTATGGGCTAGCTAGTGATAACTTCTATAATCAATCGATGGAAGTTAAGTTACATAATGTAGAAGCTCGTCAGTTACATGCAATGGGCTTAGGTATCTATTTATACCCAGAAGAGTTAACTTGTGACTTTATCCCAGATCCGATCACTGATCGAGCTAAGACCATTGATAAGAACTACCTTATATTTCATGTTACTGAAAACTGGCCTTCTAGAACTTGGTCTATTCAGAAGTGGCAAAGAATGGTAGACCTTATCAAAGAGCATACAGATTTCAAGATCGCTACAATCGGAATGAGCCACAAAGAACCAACGTTTAATGGAAGCTTAGAGAAGAAGACTATTAAGTTAGAGAACATCGATTTAGATTACTGTGACTTAGATGATAGTCCTATTAGTGAACTTTGGCATATGATTAATAACTCGTATGGTTTAGTTACTTTTGATGCTGGTCCAATGCACATTGCAGGAACAACAGACTCAGAGATCTTTACAATAGGTTCATCGATTCGCCCTGAAAAGATTGCACCTTGGAGAAATTCAAGCCAAGATTATAAATTTCACTTTATTGGCGGTGAATGTAAAATCTTTTGTGCGTCAGAGCCAAAGTACTCAGTTAAAGAATGGGGTACTATCAACTCAATCCATTA